CAAAAAATCTCTCAAACTCAGGCGCAAGGCCGCAGGATGGGACGTCCGATACATGAAGATCATCCTCGGCCTACCAACGCGTTAACCTGGATTCGTTGCCCTGTGGATCGTCGAGCGCCGGACGGCCAGAATCTCAGCCAGTTCGATTTGGGTAAGCGGCACAGCGCCGGTGGCGGGGGCGGCGCGAGAGAGAAGCAGCCGTGCGAGCTGTGCACGCAGGTTGTGTGTCCGAACCTTTTCATCAACAGCCTTGGCGTAGGCGAATTCGGCGAACCAGAGCGCAATTCCTTCCCACACCTCGGGCGTGAGCCGGAGCGCATCCATCAGGTCGGGTGTCGCAATCCGCAGCAGGGTGCAATCGGTTTCGGCGATGGCGGTCGCTGTCCTTGGCCGTCCGGCGAAGATGCCCAGATCGCCGACCGGCGCGGGCCACTCCAGCAGCGCGAGACGGACGTCTCGCGACGTCACCAGCACGCTGCCCGCTTCGACGATGTACAGGGCATCGCCTGGATCGCCCTCGCGCACGATCAATTGTCGCGCGGCAAAATGCTGCACATGCGCGCTTTCAACCAATTTCCACAAACACGCACCAGCAACGTGAGACAGGAGCGGACACGATGTTATGGTGTTAAATTGCCGATCTGTTAGCATCCGTTCATTAGATAGCGACATTGTAATAATTGCGTTACGATTCGACGCAATTATTCTTATCGGAATGACCGAAATCGGTCATCGGTTTCGCTTTGTCGCTTAGCCCTTCCCTCATACAATTGGATGACGAAGGGGATCGAAGGAGTCGGAGTATTCCCGTATGCGCGAACGAACGAAGGCAGGGGATCAAGCGACCGGACGGGCGCGTCAAATCCCAACTGAAAGACGATGAGGTTTTTGGAAAATCGCGTATCACGATCTTGTGATTATGTTCCTGTTGTGTTCTGATTTGGGGAATGAGTGTGATGGAGTGGGAGTTGGGGGCACTTGATGACACCGATTTTGGGGCGTTGGTGAGTAAGCTCACCCCTGAGAATCGTCGGGTACTTTTGGAGCGTGCGCGCGTGCTCGTTGCGCAGTCAGCAAATCCAGAGCATCCGCATGGAGACGAGCCTTACGGGCCGGATCAAGGGCTTCGTATATCGCAATGAGTTCTTCAGCGTCCGAACGACTGAGTGCTGGTGCCGAGGCACTGTTTTCGACCGTCGATCCGACCAGCTCTGACAAAGTAACCTCTCGACTGAGAAGCTCTGCCGCTCCACGCGCGAGCTTTTCGTATGTGTCTGCGCGCATGTTCTTTGACCTGGTGCCGTCCAGAATCTGACGCAATGTGGCTTCGCCGATTCCGGATTGGGCTGCCCAGCGATTGACGCTCTTCAAGCCTAGTGGCTTGTTCTTGGCAAAGAAAGCGCGCAGCGCCTCGCGCCGCCGCTCACGATCCTGTTCTTCCAGATTCATTGCACGAATTTCGCCTATTTCGCGCTTCTGCGCGACCGTGCTGTTGCACGCATTTCCCGCTTGACGAAATTCGTGCAATTACGCGAATAATGAAGCATGACGATCTCCCAAGGCATCCATCGCGCACGCTCCTACCTCCAGGAACCGGGCGTAAACAGGTCCAAGGTCGCTGAGGCGGCGGGCCTGAATTGGCACGCCGTCAACAATCTCCTGCATGGCGATCCACGGCTTTCGACGTTGCTGGCGATTGAGCGTGTGATTCCGCCGGAGTTCGTTGCTCCACCACCGGACGGGGGAGGTTGATGCGCCAGTTCAGCATCCCGCACGCGCAAAGCCGATTGCCCTAACCCCCAAACGTAAGAAAGCCGACCCCGGATTGCACCCCAGGAGGCCGACTTTCTTTCAACACATGAGGCTGTGCTGTGAAGACACCCTACCACACACCATTCCTGCCCGCCAACGGCGCGGGGCGTTGCATTGAGCGCGCTGTTCTTGGCGCGCTGGCGATCATCGCCGCGTTGAGCGTGCTGGGGATTGTCCGCGATCTGGCGGCGCTGGCGGTTTCGGTTGGTCATGATGTGATCGTCGCCAAGCAATTTCCGTTCATCGACCACAAACGCGCGGCGGGGTTGTGATGTCGCTGCAAAAATCGCGCGACGCCGACAGCATCCCCGGCGCGGTGGCCAAGGTGATTGCGACTCTGGGAAACGGCGACATCCCCGCCGGTTTGATCGAGGCCGAGGCGCTGACCGGGCGCAAGTCCTGGACGATCCGCGAATGGCTGGATCCCGACAAGGCGTCGGAACCGGGCGTCAGCAGCGCCCTGGCGCTCGACGCGGCCTATGCGCGGGCGACCGGGATGGAGGGGCCGATCTGGCGGGTCTATGGCGAGCTGCTGTCGCGCGCCACCAACGGGACGGCGGGGGCCGACCGGCTGGACCTGCTGCGCGAAACGGTTTCGGTGCAGATCGCCGCCGCCGACGTGTCGCGAGCGATCCGCGACGCCACCCACCCGGACAGCCCCGCTGGCGTGGCCATCGCGCCGTGCGAGGTCGCCCGCATTTCCCACGCCGCCGACGCGCTGGCGGACGCCAACAGCCGCGTGTTGATCGCGGCGCGCCAAACCATGAAGGAACCCCGCTGATGTGGGATTACCGCTTTGTCCCTGTCCGCGACGAATCGTCGGCCCAGGCGCGCGCCTCGGCCAAGGCGATGGCGGCGCAGGTTCAGACCGCGATTGACGCCGGTAAGGTCCAGGTTCGCCGGATGGAAGGCGACATCCTGATTTCCGGGATCATGAAGCACGCGGCGATCATGACGGCCAAGGCTGTCGGTCGCGGCAACCGGGGCGGCAACGCGGCGGGCGCGCGGTCTGCGTCGCGTCGGAAGGCTGCCGGAAAGGCGGCGTCATGCTGACGATCACCACGGAAACCACTCTGGGCGTGATGGCGCAGATCATCGGCGCCCGCCGGTGGATGGCCCCGACCTTGCCCGCCGAGTTGATGGCGCAACCGACCTGGTGGTTGCCCGGCGCCACCACCCCGGTGACGCTCCATGCGGCCTATGAGCTGGCGCTCCGCGAGTTGCACGGGGCCGAGGCTCTGCCCTTGGAGGTCTATGGCCTGCAATGGGCGATGCCGTGCCTGACGCGGGCGGCTGGGGAGCCTCTGGCGCTGTGGGAATGCACGCCGAAGCGCCGGACGGATCAGGTGCTGAGCCTGTTGGACGACGCGCTGTGCATCGCCAAGGGCCAGCCGGTGCCGAACACGCCGCGCGTCAAGCATCCCGCCAGCCTGCACGACGTGAAGGCGCGCCTGTCGCTGTCGCCCATCGACGGCGTTGTGTCGCTGGACGGCGCGGCGGTCGGCACGATCACGCTGTTGCGCGGGCAGACGCGGCGGGGCGGGTTCGGATCGGTCCTTCAGACCTACCACATCCAGGCTGTCGTCGAGGGTAAGGAGATCGACCTCGAAACGCACGATCTGGCCTCGGCCAGCCATTGGACGGCGGTGAAGGTGGTTGCGGCCCTGCGTGACGCGATGGCGCGGGTGGGTGTGAAATGACGACACCCCCGCAAAATTCTTGCCCCCAAAGAATCTTTCCCCCCTCCCCGATGACGATGCGGTGGTTCACGGCTGCATTCAGCGCTTGATGGGCGCTGGCGGGTTGACCAAAGACATCGCCGGGCCGGTCGCCCAGTTCATGGAAGCGATGGCGCAAACGGGAGACATCACGCCCGACCGGATGCTGCGCGCTTTGTCCATGGCCGTGTTCGCCCTCGGCGCGGCAGCGGTTGAGAACGCCCATCCGCTGGAAGCGCATCGCCTGCCGATCAAGCTGAGCGAGCAGCTTGGCAAGGCCGTGTCGGAAGTGGCGCGCTTTTCCGCCGATTGCCACGGGGGCGGAACGGCATGACCCACCCGGACCCGATCAACGCGGCGATCTGCGCCGCCGAGGCCCGCACGCTGGCGGCCCGCTTCATGGCCGCGACCCACCGCACGGTCGGGGACGTGGCTGCCGAGGCGCTGCGCCTGCTGGGCCACCCACCCCGCAAGTGCGCCTCCCGCCTGATCTGGTCCGATGTGCTGGAGCTGGTCGCCGTGCTGGCTGCCGAGTCCCCGACCTACGCCGGACGTCTGCGCCGCGTGGTCGCCGTTGCGGATCGTGTTGCGGATCGGCGCGCCGTCGCCCGGCCCGCTCACACCCACCACCGAAAGGCAGGGTGACATGACCGACGCGCCTCAAGAGCTTTCGCCCGAGAGCGAGCTGTCCATCGCCGTTGGTTTCTGGCTTTGCCGTCACCCGTCCGCCGACACCGCGCGTCACCGGCTGGCGCTGGCCGTCCAGGCGATGGACGGGGTGACGCTGTCCGACCAGGTCCAGGCGCTGCGCTCCGCCGCGCTGGCCCGCGTCCAGGGCGCGGGGAACGACGACACGCTGCGCCAAGCGCTGGCGACCTATTGCGCCGACCACACGGCCCGCAACCCCTCGGCGCACCGGCCTGACCGGCCCGTCACGCCGACCTTGAGACCCGTCCGCAACACGCCCGTCGCCGCATCGTTCACCGCGCGCTCCGCCGCTGCGATGGACCGGCATGGGCATCGGTGAGGGGAGCGCAGATCATGACCATTGGCCATTCATCACGCTGCGCGCGGTTGGATTTCGACAAGGTCGGTTGCGGCCAGAGCGGCGACCGACAGATCGTGCAGCGTTTGCAGGTTCATCCAAAATTCCGGGCCGGTGTCGAAATAGCGGCCCAAGCGCAACGCGGTGTCCGCCGTGACCGGCGTTTCCTCGCGCGCCAGCCGCTCGATGCGCGTGCGAGGAACGCGGCACGCCTGCGCCACGCCGTAGGGCGTCAAGCCCAAGGGAATCAGGAACTCTTCCCGCAGGATTTCGCCCGGATGCACGGGCGGGTTGGGGCCGATCATGGTGGTACGTTCCCTCACCATCGTCACGGCAGACCGGCGGCGCGGCGCAGGGTTTCGTTGATGCGGGTTTGCCAGCCCGGCCCGGTTTCACGGAAGTGCTTCACCACATCGGCGTCCAGGCGCAGCTTGATGGCTTCCTTCGTGCTGTCGGATGGCGGGCGACCGCGACGCGCAGGCTTCCCGCCGATGTGCGGTTGCGCCTGTACGAACCATTCCGCCGTCAGCTCGGGAATTTCATCGTATTCCTCGGGCTGGATGACATGGGAATCGACCTTTTCCAGGTCGCTACCCAAAGCGCGCTTGCTCTCGGTCATTGGCTTTCCTCATCGAAATGATGTGCCGCGCATCGCCGCGCGGCGTCCACACGATCACCATCATCCGACCGCGCAGATGTCCGACCGTGACGATGCGGGTTTCACCGTAATCGAAACGATCATCCGGTCGATCCAACGTCGGGCCGATGAACACGTCTGCCGCGTCGGCGAAGTCAATGCCGCGTTCGGTCAGGGTCTTGTCGCGCTTGGCGGGATCGAACGTGATCTTCATGAGAATTATCGTACCCCCGAGAAACAACCGTGCCAAGCCTTTTTCCGGGGGTACGATAAATTCCCGGGGGATTGGGAAGGCGCCGCCATCACCGTCTTGACAACCGCTGTTTCTGTGGAGCAGTCTCCGTCTTGGAGCTTGAAAACTCTTCAGAGCGGCATGCCGCCCGCGCACTCGTGCGATGCGGCTATTTTCATGCCCGGATTCCGTCCGGCGCATCCCCTTTGCCGGGGGTCGGATAATACAATACCCGCAAGGGGAACATTCCGGCCTGCCTCTGACAGGTTTTCAGCCCCCGGCGCCAGGGCGGTCATGAAAAGCCTCCCTGCGTCGGCAATGCCGTCAGAGGAGGCTTGCGTCATGGACGCAATGCAATCGAGCGCGTGCGCGCTCACCACCACCGACATCACCATCATCGACAATGAGCCGCGCGTTACGGACGTGACGCTGGCGGCAGCCTTGGGTTACGCCAAGGTTCAAGACCTGCGTCAACTTGCAGAGCGTCACCGGGAATCCCTGGAACGGTTTGGCAGAATTTCGACGCACCGTGCGTCGAAAATCGGGCGGGGCCGCCCCAGCGAAGGAATGGCCTTCAACAAAAAGCAGGCGCTTTATCTGGGCGGTAAGACCGATCTTCCGGCGGGCGTCGAGCTGTTGATCGCCATGGTCGAGGTGTTCGACGCCGCGACCAAGCCCGCCGCGTCTTCCGTCCCCGATCAAGACTCGTCTCCCTTGGCCCTGCCGATGCGTGGCCAGACGATGACCACCGCCGACATCTTTCACCCGGACGTTCTGGTACAGATCCAGCGGCATGCCCGCTATCTGGCCGAATCATCCATTCCCCGATTGCAGAGCGAGTTGGTTCATCGGCTGACCCACGATCTTGCCGGTGGTCGTTTGTGGAATCCCGAGAACGAAATTCTGCGGGTGTCGATCCTCAGTCGGTACAAACCCGGTTCGGAGGACGAAGAACGCTTCCTGATCGACCAATGGGCTTGGGAGATGGCGCCCGACATTCGCAACGTCGCGATGCGCGAGAACCTGAAAGCGGCGATCACCCCAATCCTGCGCGGTGCCACGAAAAACGCGGACACCGACAAAGGCCCGGCCAAAGCCGCCTCCGCTCGCAAAGCCATTGCCTCTAACCATGAAGGGGTTGGGCCATGATCGCCGCGCAAGAGACCCTTTTCTCTGCGCCGATGGCGGCGCGTGGGACGGGAGTGAAGATCAATCGCGCTGGCCGTCGGGGCGCTGCGTCGAGCACGCTCCCTAAAATTCAGCAGTGGGCGCTGGACGACGCCATCACCGTGGTCCTGTTCGCCGGGCTGGGCGGGGCGTGCCAAGGCCTGGAAGAAGCCGGCATGCCGGTGAACGTGGCGAACAACCATGATGAGGTGGCCATCGCCGCGCACCAGGCGCTGCACCCGCACACGAAGCACATTCGCGGCGACATCTTCGACGTCGATCCGATCCAGGCGACGGGTGGTCGACGCGTCAAGGTTCTCTGGGCCAGCCCGGATTGTCGGGACCATTCGGTCGCCAAGGGCGGCGCGCCGCGTTCCGCCCGCGTGCGCTCGCTCCCCTGGCAGGTCTGCCGGTGGGCCGGAAAAACCAGACCGTCGGTGATCTTCATCGAGAACGTCCGGGAGATTCGCGGCTGGGGTCCGCTGGTAGCCAAGCGCGACAAGGCGACCGGGCGCGTGTTGAAGCTGGACGGCGCCGTGGCCGCGAAGGGCGAGCGGGTTCCGCGCGAGCAACAGCAGCTCGTAAGGGACAAGGCGCGGCAGGGCCGGACCTTTCGCCGCTTTGTCAGCCATCTGAAAGAACTTGGCGCGGCCTATGATGATCGTGACCTGAATTGCGCCGATTACGGCGTGCCGACCGCCCGCCGTCGCTATTTCGGGGTCGCGCGCTTTGATGGTCAGCCAATCCGCTGGCCGGAACGCACCCACGCGCCGCGCGAAGAGGCGGCGGCGTTGGGGTTGCTGCCCTGGGCGTCGGCGGCGTCCATCATCGACTGGTCGCAGCCGATGACGAGTATCTTCGAGCGCCGGAAGCCGTTGGCGCCCGCCACGTTGAAGCGGGTGGCCAGTGGCCTGAAGCGGTTCGTTCTTGAAACGCAAGCGCCATTCATCGTCCCGCTTTGCCATACGAAAAGCGGCTCCCGCGTTCGCGACGGAAGACAGCCCCTGCCGACCATAACCACGGCAAAGGGTGGGGAAATGGCTGTTGCGAGCGCGTTTTTAACGATCTTCAACGAGAACAGCCACGGTCAAAAGCCGGATGAGCCGATCCAAACCATTATGGCGGGCGCGCCGCGCTTTGGCTTGGTCGCTGCTTTCATGGCGCAGCACAACACGGGCTTGGTCGGTCATGAGATAGGCGACGCCCTGTCCACGCTGACGACGGCGGGAACTCAGCAGCAAGTTGCGGCGGCGTACCTGGCTGAACTGCGCGGCACATCGACCGCCATGGATGTTGCTGCGCCCGTGCCGACGCAGACCGCTGGCGGGTTCCACACCGCTGCCGTCGCGGCCTTTCTGACCAAGTATTACGGCGCGTCGGCTGACGGCCAAGACTGCCGGGACGCCCTGCATTCCCTGTCCACCCGCGACCGTTTCGGCGTCGTCACCGTGACGATCCAGGGTCAGCCCTACGCCGTGACTGATATCCGCATGCGGATGCTGGCCCCGGCGGAAGCCGCAGCGGCCCACGAGCTGGAGTTGCCGAAATCCATTTGGATCGAGGTCAAGGGGCGTGACGGAAGCGCCGTCTGGATCGAGCGCGCCCTCACCAAAACCGAACAAATGCGCCTGATCGGCAACAGCGTGCCAAAGCGCATGGCCCGGCTGCTGGCGGTCGCCAACGACGTCCACGCCCTGAACCGCCAGATGGCGGCGGAGTGATCCGAGATGCAGAACCGCACTCATGCCGTGATGGCGCAAAGAACCGAAGCGCGCGACAGCTTGGACGACTTCCCCACGCCTCCTTGGGGAACGCGGGCGCTGACCGAGCATGTGCTTTACCGAAAGGACGTGCCGTTTCGTCTGCCGCCTCTGGAGGAACTGGCCGCGTGGGATCCAGCCGCCAACCGTGGCCACATGGTGCGCCCGCTGCGTGAGTCCTTCGGGTCCGTCATCGCAAGCGACGTCCACGATTATGGCGTTGGGTTCCCGGTGTCGGATTTCCTGTGGCCGGACGCCCCGCTTGTGAGGCCCGATCTGGTCATCACGAACCCGCCGTTTCGGCTGGCGACGGATTTTGTCCGCCGGTCGATGCAGGTGTCACGCCTGGGCTGCGCGATGCTGGTGCGCGGGACCTGGATGGAGACGATTGAGCGCTTCAACCTGTTCGCCGACTGCCCCCCGGCGCTGATCGCCCAGTTCGCGGAACGCCTGCCGCTGATTGGCGGGTATCTGGCCCGAGAGGCGAGCAGCGCCACCGCCTACGCCTGGGTTGTCTTCCTGCATGGTCAGACGGATACGCGCTGGCGTCACATCCCGCCCTGCCGCCGCGACCTTGAGCGCCCGGACGATTACCCGGCCTGGGAAGATCAAGCGCGCCTTCTCAGCGCTGGCCAACTCCAGGGCCTGCTGGACCGCCACACGGACGAAACGTCCAAAGCCAAACCGCACATGCCCGAAACCATCATCCGCGCCGAACTGGCGCGTCGGGAGTCCTGACATGACGAACGACATCCAACACCCCCAGGCGCAGGCGACTGACGCCCAGGACGCACGCCACACCATCGACAAAGTGACGGGCGATCCAGCTTTCGCCTCTTTCGAGATTCCCAAGGGCCTGCACCCCAACACTGCCACGCTGGTCCGCGACTTTGCCGAGGCGATGGCGAAGAAGCTCCGCGCCTCCGAGATCAAGTATGGCTGGACGGCCAACTGGATGCGCAAGGGCTGGCGTGACGGACTGGCGGTCGAGTTGCTGCGCTACGTCCACAAGGGCGACCCCATCGACGTGGCCGCCTATGCCGCCTTCGCTTGGTTCCATGGGTGGAGCGTCGCCCCGGTCGCTGCGTCCGCCACATATGGCGGGCAGGTGGCGATCATTGCTCCCTACACCGACGAAGAAGGACTCCTCGATCCGGACATGGTCGGTCTGGTCATGCTCGCCATCGGTCGCCCCGACGAACTCGCTGAGCATGTGCTCGACCGTATCCCGGCTGGCGCTGCTGATATAATCCGACAGCACTCCGAAGCGCAGGCGACGGAGATCGTGCGGCTAAAGGACGCCCTCGAAGCGGATTACGACTTGGTGACGCGGGAGCTGGCCGAGCGGACGGCTGAATTCGTTGCCATGAAGGACCGCGCCATCAAGGCCGAAGCGCCGCTTGCGGCCCTTTCGGGTTGGAAGCTGGTTCCGATCACACCGACGCAAGACATGCTGATGGCTGGTGTTGACCGGCCCCAGCCCGATCCGGCTGATCCCCGCGATCACGAATGGGGAGGGATGTACCGGGCGATTTACGGCGCGATGCTGGGGGCTTCTCCGTCCCCTGATCGTGTCGTGACGGCGCTGGCCCAGATCGACCGGGCGCTTGGTCAAGGTGAAGCTGTCGCGACGAACTGTGTCGTTGCAGACATCGACAAGCACAAGCTCGCCCTTCTGGCGCAAATCCCCGGACTGATCGGCCAAGACATGGCGGAACAGGAATTTGCCCCGGTGATGAGCAACCGGATTTGGAGCGTCCTGGCCGAGATGCCTGACATGGTCGAGATGCACCAGCGGTTTGCGCCAATCGTCAACGGCTGTCTGGGCGTTGGGTTCGTTCGGCTTACCGATGCCGGTCGGGCCGCGATTTCAGAGGGAGCGCAGTGATGGCCGACAACACGATAACTCTACTGCCCTGCCCGATGTGCGGCAACCGGGGAATCTTCGTGGAACGCGAAGACCTGTGCGCCTACCAAGCGCGTTGCGATGACTGCGGCGCTCGCGGCCCCGTCGTGGAGCATGGCGATTACATCGAGGATGACGGTCGTGGCGTTGACGCCGCCCGTGCCGCCTGGAACCGCCGCCACCCCCAGGACAACGAGACCAAGATCGCGGCGGAGCAGGTGGCTCCCGTCGCGTGGCTGTGCGAAGACCAAATCCTCCCGGGCCGCAACATCACGCAGGATTCCCACCACGCAGAACGGAGAGCAGCGGCGCTGCACGAAGGCAAGCCCGCATGGCGCGTTACGCCGCTCTATGCCGCCCCGCCCGCGTCTGCGTGGGTGTCGATTGCCGAGGCCCCCAAGGATGAAGGCCTGGTGCGGGTTGGATGGCCCGGAGGATCGTGCAACAGCGTTTACGGCATTGCCTACGTTGATGAACTCCGGGTCGAAGGCTGGTTGGACGACGACGACCTTCTGCTGACGCCGCAGCCAACGTTTTATCACCCGTACCCCGCACCTCCGGGCGCAGAGGGCGGGCGATGAGGCTGAAACGCGTTCTCGACCCATGCTGCGGAAGCCGCATGATGTGGCTCAACAAAGAAAATCAGGATGTTGTTTTTGGAGATTGTCGCTCCGAAACCATCATCGTTACTGACCGCTCACATGGAAACGCCAGCGGCACCCGCAAGCTTCTTATCGAACCCGACACGCTTCTTGACTTTACTGCGCTGCCTTTCAATGACGGGACTTTTAAGCTGGTTGCGTTTGACCCCCCGCATTTGGTGAAAGCCGGGCCAAAAAGCTGGTTGGCAGCCAAATATGGAAAGCTGTCCGAAGACTGGCAGGACGACTTGCGCAAGGGCTTCGCAGAGTGCTTCCGCGTACTTGATGACCATGGCGTGCTGGTCTTCAAGTGGAATGAGACGCAAGTGAAGCTGCGGGAAGTTCTCGATTTGGCTCCTGTCGCTCCACTTTTCGGTCATCCGTCCGGGCGGAAGGGACTGACCCACTGGCTCGTTTTCATGAAGCCGTCGCGCCCGAAGGACTGAACCCATGACTGAACCCTGCATCATCGAAACCCCGTGGGGCGTTGACGTCGAGGCGCTGGCCCGGCGTGACGATCAAGGCTGTCCGGTGATGACGTATGGCCATCCGGCGCTGGCCATCGTCTGGGGCATCCATTCGCCGGAACAGCGCGCCAGCTTCGTTCTGGACGCGGAGGACGCCGAACGGAACGGCGCGGCCCCTGACGCTCTGCACGCCCTGGTTATCCGCTATGCCGGACGACAGGCGCAGCGGATCAAACTGCCGCCGCCTTCGCCGCCGCTGTACCCGATCCTGTGCAAGCAGCTCACCAAGCAGGCGTCGCGCGCTCTGGATTCCTGGTGTCACCGCGTTGCGGATCGCGCGGGTTGGCGCGCCCGCTCCGCTGACCTTCTGGTGCTGCTGGACGTGATGCTGGCCGCTGGCGCTCGCCCTGGCCCGTCCCGGTGCGAGGAACCGGCGGCGCTGGGGTCTCACATCGCGCGGACCCTGACCGCTGTTCTGGAGCATCTGGGCGACACGGAGGTGACGCGCATTGAGCAGGCGGCTTTTTACGCCATCACGGACCATCCGAAATGGCGGGCTGTTGGTCGGGAGTGGGCTGGGGATTGCCGGACGACATGGTGGCGGGATTGGATCGCCGCCCGCCCAGCCTACCGCCGCGCCGCCGAGTTGGCCGGGCTGCACCATGGCGTCCCTGATTGGCTGTGGAGGCTGTGATGGGCGGCGGAAGACACGGGCGCGGTGTGTCGGTGCTGACGCTTGGCGCGCTGGCTCTGCGGCAGGTTGACGCCTTCCTGTTCGCCGAGCGTGAGCGGGACCGGCTGCGCGCTGAACGGACCGGGCAGAAAGCGGCCAAGCCGAACGCCAAGCGGAACAAATACGGGGCGGTTCCGACCGAAGTGGACGGCATCCGCTTCGACAGCAAGGCCGAGGCGACGCGCTACGCTGAGCTTCGCCTGTTGGAGTGGTCTGGCGAAATCGCCGGGTTGGAGCTTCAGCCCGCGTTCCCCATTGAAATCAACGGCATCCGGGTTGCCGTTTACATCGCCGATTTCCGCTACCGCGTGGTCGCCACGGGCGTCCAGCGGATTGAGGACGTCAAATCATCTGCCACGCGGACCCCTCTGTACCGGCTGAAAAAGAAGCTGGTCGAGGCGGCTTACCCTGGCGCCACCATCATTGAGGTTGGGCTATGAGCACGGGAGGAATCGCCGCTGAGCGGCTGAAATCGTTCGTCACGCGGATCCGTAATCTGCGGGCGGAGGTCAAGGGCATCCAGGCGGACGTGAAGGAGGTCTTCGCCGAAGCCAAGGGCACCGGGTTCGACACCAAGATCATCCGCCAGATCATCACCTACATGGACAAACGGGAGGAAAACGCCGCCGCCTTGGCAGAGCAAGAGGCTCTGTTCGACCTCTACAAGGAGGCAATGGGCTTTGGCGAAGGCGCTGGCACGAACCCGGACATCCCGCTCAACCCGCGCCCGGTGAAGGGCAAGGGCAACAAGGGCGCTGCCGATCCCGCTGACGACCAGCAGACGGACATTGAGGATCATCTGTCGGGCCGCAAACGCCCCGACGCGCCACCCACGCCCCCCTCAGCCCCCGATGCTGTGACCAAGGATGAAGCCACAGCGCTGGGGAAGACAGCCGGTGAGGCCGGTGTTCCGCTGGCCGACAACCCGTTTGCCGCAGGCGACCCCAACCGGGCCGCGTGGGATGCTGCGTGGTGTGCGGCGACCGGCAGCGACGGCATGGACCTGCCGCCCGAGTTGCGGCGCGGTGGCGCGAAGAAGGGCGGCAAGAAGCCGGGCAAGCCGGGCGGCTCCGCGTCCGGCTCATCCGGTGGTGATGACGCGACGGGCGGAGAGGGTTGACCATGGCAGACGCGTTCAAACCCACCAGGACGATTCGGCAGTTCGCTGAAATCCTGTACCCGCGCGATGCTGAGGCCCCGATCCTGGATCAACCGATCCGCGCCGCTCTGCGCCAATGGATGATCGAGCTGGATGCGGCGGACGAGCTGGCGGCGGTGGGGATCAAGGCGCGCCGCACGGCGCTGATGTTTGGGCCGCCTGGATGCGGCAAGACGACGATGGCGCATCATCTGGCCGCCCGCCGAGGATTGCCCTTGATCGTGGTCAACATGGCGTCGTTGCAAAGCAAGTATGTCGGCGAAACCGGCCAGAACGTAAACGCGCTCTTCGACGATGTGATCGCTCAGGCTGATAGTTGCATCCTGTTCCTGGACGAATTTGACAGCATCGCGGCTAAGCGCACCGACGTAACCCATTCGACGGACGCCAACCGAAACAGCGTTGTCATCGCGCTGCTTCAGATGATCGACGCCTTTCCCGGAACGTTGCTGGCTGCCACCAACCAGGGAGACGGGATTGATCCGGCGATCTGGCGGCGCTTCGGTATGCACCTACAAATCCGCGAACCGGACGACGAATGCCGCTACGCGATCCTGACGCGCTACCTGAAGCCCTACATCCTGCCTGACGAGGCCATGGATGAGCTTTGCGACGCGACGGCGGGAGCCTATCCGGCCCTGCTGCGGCAGTTGATGGAGGGGATCAAGCGGGACCTCGTCATCAGCCCGAAGATTCCTCAGGCGACGGACGTTGCGTCGGTGATGAGCCGGGCGATTGCGTCGGTGCGGCCTCATTCGGAAAGCACGCTGCCACCGCTGTGGGGAGATGCCGCCGCGCTGGCCCGCATCAAGAAGATCGCATGGCCGCCGACGCGCAGCGACGCCAATGACCAGGGGGGGCGCTGACAATGCAAACGAGCGCATATCGTCGTTTGGCGCTGGCGGGACTTCGCCTGACCAAGCGCGCCGGTCTCATCCTGTTTTGGTCGTGCTGCGGGATCTTCGCGTTCGTTGCGTGGATGTCCTGGAGTGACGGGGCGCAGATCGGTTCCGCCATTTTCGCGGGCGCGCTGCTCATCGCCGACGCTCTGCCGGGCATGGTCGTCATCGTCATCGTCAACGGCAAGACGTTGCCCAACCGGGAGGGATGACCATGCCGCAAGCTTCTGCTGAGACGGTTCTGAGAGCCGCCCAGCCCATTCTGGACCTGATCGAGCGGATGGAGGCGGGATGGCATCGGACGCCGTCCTGCCCCCGTTTCCCGCGCCGGGCGGCGGTGACGCTGCTGTCCACCGGCGGGGTTACCACCGAAACCGCAAAGGCATGGCGGGCCTACAAGGCCGCGCAGGGGGTGTGACATGGCCTATGGCGCTCTGGATGATATGATTTGGCTGTCGTCGCTGCGCAGCACGCCCAAGCTGGTGCTGTTGCGCTGCGCCTGCTATGCCCAGCGTGACGGCAGCGGCGTCTTTCCGTCCGTCCCGGCGCTGGCCTCGGCCTGCTCGGCGACGCTGCCCACGATCCGCAGCGCCATCGCCGATCTGGTCGCCCTGGGCGTGCTGGTTCTGGTCGCGAAGGAAGACCCCGTGACGCATCGGCCCCGTGAATACCGGATCGATCTGGATCGTCTGGAGGCGATGATTCCCCCCGCAAATCGCTTGCCCCACCCCCGCAAGGAATTTGCCCCATCCCCGCAAAATTCTTGCCCCACTCCCCCGCAAGAAATTTGCCCCATCCCCGCAAACGGTTTGCGGGGGGAGGGGAATGTCGTCGCCTTCCCCCCGCAAAATTCTTTCCCCATCCCCGCAAATAATTTGCCCCATCCCCGCAAAAATTTTGCGGCTGAAGAGCTTAAAGAAGAAAAGCTAAAAGCTAAGCTTGAGCTTAAAGCTGATGGGATGGAAGGAACGGGCGCATCGCTGACCAGCGTGTCGGCGATCATCGCGGCGTTTGAGGAAGCGCGGGTGGTGGCGTTCGGGGAGGGGGCCCGCCGAACCCGTCCCGCCGCGACCGACGAGGCGGTTGCGGCTGAGCTGATCGAGGCCGGGGCCGACCTGCACCTGTGCGAACATGCGTTCCTGACGGCCCAGCAGCGTTTGGCCGACACCGGCAAGCCGCCCATCGACGCGCTGAAATGGTTTTCAAACCGGATCAAGGAGTTGGTCTCCGCGCAGGCTGCCGGGTACCCGGACGTTCGGCTGACCGCCGGGGGGCGGGCGACGGTTTCCGTGGCCGCTGCGCCCGCCGCCCCGGAGCCGCAATTCGGACGGAGTTCACCGGCTGCCCGGCAGGTCTGGCGGATGCGGTTGGGCGGCTTTGCGAAATCGAAAACGTGGCTCCCGTCCTGGGGTTCGCCGCCCAACGAGCGCGGTTGTGAGGCTCCTTCCGACCTGATCGCCGAAATCCTGCCTGAACCCGCGCTGCTGTGAGACGACCGATGAAACACGCCGTTCAGACCGTCCGCGTTCTGCCAGTTCCCGACGCCCCCGCCATGCTGTCGGTGACGCTGACCGTTGCGGTTTCAGCGACCCGCCGCGCCGATCTGCCGGATGTCTTCACGGCTGAACTGGAGCAGGGCGGTCGCGTCGTGACCCGCCGCCATTTTCGGGAAGGGAGCGAAGGGCCGGAGGACGTCACCGATCTGGTTGCCGAAATCCTGCTGGAGCGCGCCCGCCGCCGGGTTGACGGCGAGCGTGGTCGGCAAGCGGAGCAGGTGGCGCGCGTCGGCGCTGTGTCGCCGGAGCGTCATCGCCGTGACGTGGTGGTCGAGGGAACCATGCGCGCTGGTCAGTCCAGGGCGCGGGCATTGACGGCCTTGGCCACGCTCAACGGGCGTGGGCTGCTGACCATGCGGCAGTTCGAGGCGGGCGACCGATTGGGGCAGGACGCGAAGGTGGTTGCGGGCGCGCGTGACGCCAGCGACGATGAGGACGTGGGGGGCGGAGGAGGAAGCGGCCTGACGGTGGATGGCGGGCGGTCGTGGGAGGATTTCGCCGTCGCTGCCGCGATGCGGATGGATGCGGCGCGGCGGGCTTGCCAGGACGCCGGAGCGTTCGACGGCGCGTCCGTGTGGGGTATGGTCGAGGCGGTGGTCTTGCGCGAGGCGACCTTGACCCAAGCCGCCGGAGGTACGGCGCGGTCGGTGCAGCGTCGCGCCAAAGCGGCGTTGCGGGTGGGGCTGGAGGCGGTTGGCGATGTCTATGGCTTGCGGCCTGACGTGACAACCACGCAGGTGCTGGCCGATGGAATGCCGGTCCCGCTGGTGTTTTGCGAGGATCGCGACGGCTTGGACCGGAACGAGGCGTTGCGCGCGCAATTCCGAGCGGTGTCTTTGGGTGGTCGGCGGTGGCGCGCGGTCGCGGACACGATGAGCGAATTGTACGCGGCGGCGCGGGTGGAGTTGCGCAGCCGCGCAAATACCGCTTGACCCGTGAATATGACATCGTTACTTTTCTGATACGGTGTGTATAGACACGACCGAAGAGAATAAACCCCGTCCCATATTCATGGCGACGGGGTTTTTCGTATTCAGGGTTCCCTCTCATGCCCTTGCGCGACCGCCCACAAGCCTACGCCCGAACGGTGGACGGCAAGGTGGAGCTGGTCATCTGGCGGCGTGGTCGCCGCTTCGTCCTGCCCATCCTGCTCGATGATCCTCTGGGTCTTGCCTGTGACCTCGTTGAAGCCTATCGCGAAGCCATCGCCGGTCAGCCTGATCCGGTGCGCCCCTACGCTCGCGCCGCTGGCGCGCACCCCACACGTTCCGAGGACTGACCCATGGCCGCTGATCCCAACCCCGATCTGATCCAGGCGGCCAAGCCGCTGCTGCCGTCCCTGCTTGGGGTTGTCTTCGGCATGTTCGCGCGGTGGTCCCGCGAGGCCAAGGCGGGCCGGGTCAAGTCGTTCCGCCGCATGATGCTGCTGGACCTACCGACGCTTGGCGCGCTGACGCTCGCCGCTGGGTCAGTCGCGCAGCGGATGGACGCCGACCCGCTCACGACGGCGGGAATTGGCTGCGCCGCCGGGTACGTGGGCATTGAGGTCCTCAACGCATTTGTGTCGTGGCGGCTCAAGGGCGTGGCTGCGCCGACGCAGGGACGGGGTTGACCATGGCCATCCAGCCCCCGTCTCGGAGCATCGCCGACGCGGCTGCCGTCACAGAATCAACCGCCCGCGCCATCGCCAAGCGGACCCTTCGCGCATCGATCTTCGGCGATCCGGCTCGCAACGCCGCCTGCAACGCGGCCATTGCCGAGGCGGGCGTTGATGATCCCGTTCCGCTCTACAGCGAGGCGGAGATCGCCCGGCATGTCGAGATGTCCTGGCCGCTCGTCGCTCGGATGATTGAGGCCAGGGAGATCGCGGCGGATGGTGAGGTGGGGTTCGGGCGATGACCGATCCTCGCAAGGAAAAGACACTGGGCGAGGCGGCGCAGAACCCCGATGGCACCTTCAATGGCGCCCGCGCGCTGTCCTGGCTGTCGGAGGCGCTGAACCCCGGCAAGGGCGCGTCGCGGGAGGAGGTTCAGAAAGCCTTCGACCAGATGCGGGCCAAGAAGGCCGGGCACTGATGCCGTGCCGTCCGCCCGTGTTTCGTCCGAAGGGGTGGAGTCCAGCCCCCGCCAAGCGCCCGCAGGTTCAGGACCCCTACTACGGCTCCAGCGAATGGAAGCGGCTGCGCGCCGCGTGCTGGAAGCGGGACGGCTACCGCTGCACCGCCGAGCACTGCACCACACCGGATCGAGGGCATGGTGGAAGGCTCATCGCCGACCACATCGTGCCACGTCGCGAAGGTGGGGCTGATGCTCTCGCGAACCTGCGAACCCTTTGTCCCACCTGCGATAATCGGCGTCACGGCAGGCGCGGGGGATAGGGGGGGGCAATCCCCGCAAGGGGTTAGGGCGTCCACCGGCTGGGAGTAAAATTCCTGCGCGTGCAAAATGAAAACAAAAGGGTCCGGAGGCTGAAAATGGCAGGACGCCCCCCCAAACCGACGCACCTCAAGCTCGTGACCGGCACGGCGCAGAAATGCCGGACCAATAAGCGGGAGCCGAAGCCGCAACGCGCCATGCCGTCGCCGCCGACTGATCTGACGGACAAGGCGAAAACCACCTGGGGCGCTGTTTCGGTGATCTTGGATGGCATGGGCGTGCTGACCGAGGCGGATGGATTTGCGCTGACCGGGCTGTGTGAGGCCTACGCCGACCTAATGGCCGCACGCGCCTCGCTGGCCCGACCGCTGACCATGGAAGCAGAAACTGGCGCCATCGTCTTCGCCGAAGCGGGCGAGCGGTATTACTGGACAATGGGCAAGGGCGGCCCGATGCGTCGCGCCCGGCCCGAGATCGCGGACATCGCCGACGCCGACCGCCGGTTCGCCGGGTGGCTGGCGAAGTTCGGTCTCACGCCAGCGGATCGGACTCGAGTGGCAGGGAAACTGCCGGGCGATGTCAACGCCTTTGCTGAGTTGGGTTGATGCCGAGAGCGCCGCGTCAACATCAGCCGGGCGTCCGCAAGGCGCGGGGTGCGGTTGGCGGCGGCAAGCCCCTCGGTCCGGTCGCGCACCCGCATGTCGAATTGGCCGAACGCTACATCGACGACGTGCTGGTCGGCGCCATCCCGGCCTGCAAATGGGTCAAGCTGGCGTGTCAGCGGCACCGGGACGACCTGCGGTCTGGCGGCACCGCAGGCTGGCCGTACAGATTTGACCCGGCCAAGGCCGAAAAAGTCTGCAAGTTCATCGAACTGCTGCCCCACACCAAGGGAAAGTGGGCGCGCAAGGATCCGCTGAACCCCAATGGTCATCTGATCCGGCTGGAACCCTGGCAGTGTTTCATCCTCTGCGTGGTCTTCGGTTGGGTGCGAAAGGCGGATGGGTTCCGGCGCTTTCGGCAGGTCTACATCGAGGTGCCGCGCAAGAACGGCAAGTCCGCTCTGGTCGCGGGCATCGGCCTCTACATGCTCTGCGCTGACGGCGAGCAGGGCGCGGAGGTTTACGCGGGCGCCACGTCGGAAAAGCAGGCGTGGGAGGTGTTCGGCCCGGCTCGGAACATGGCGAACGGACGACCGGATCTGAAGTCGCACTATGGCGTTGACGTCAACGCCTCGAACATCAGCATCCTCTTGAAGGGGGCGAAGTTCGAGCCGGTCATAGGCAAGCCGGGCGACGGCGCTTCTCCGTCCTGCTCGATCACGGACGAGTATCACGAGCACGCCACGTCCGAACAGTTTGACACCATGGTGACGGGCATGGGCGCCCGCGAGCAACCGCTGGCGGTGGTCATCACCACGGCGGGCGACAACATCGCAGGCCCCTGCTACGACATGCGGGACACCGTCAGGAAGGTGTTGGAAAAGGTCGCGAACGACAACGAGTTGTTTGGGATCATCTACACCATCGACGAGGACGACAAATGGGATGATCCGGCGGTGATCCGCAAGGCCAACCCGAATTGCGGCGTGTCGATCAACGAGGAGTTCCTGCTCAACCGTCAGCGTGAGGCGATCAACAGCCCCCGCAATCGGGGGCGCTTCCTGACAAAGCATCTGAACAAGTGGGTGAACGCCCGGTCGGCCTATTTCGACATGGCCGCCTGGGACCGATGTGAGGCGCTGGGGCTGAAGCTGGACGACTTCGTTGGCCGACGGGTGGTGCTGGGACTCGACCTGTCGAGCAAGATCGACGTCGCCGCCCTCGAAGCCTTGGTTCTGCCAGAGAGTGACGACGAGCCTTATCGGGTTTTCACCTTCCACTACCTGCCCGAGGACACCGTCCTCCTGCCAGAGAATGAGCATTATCAGGCGTGGGACGCCGAGGGCTGGTTGATCGTCACCGGCGGCAACATCATCGACTACGGAGTCATCGAGGAGGACATCCTCGATCTCTGCGCGCGGTTTCAGGTCGAGAACATCGCCTACGACCCGCATCAAGCTACGATGCTGGTGACGCGACTCCAGGCCAGGAACGCCCCGGTGACTGAGTACCGACCGCTGGTGTTGAATTTCAGCGAGCCGATGAAGGAACTGGACGCCCTGATTCGGGCTGGGAAGCTTCAGCATGCCGGAGACCCTGGCATGAAGTGGATGATGTCCAACGTCGTGGCGCGGCCCGACAAGAAGGACAACGTCTACCCGACCAAGGAAAAGGATTCGAAGAAGATCGACGGCCCCGTCGCCCTCATTTCAGCGATGGGTGTCGCGATGTCCGGTAGCGACGATGTTGGTCCTTCGATCTACCACACCACTGAGCGTTCCGCCGGATTCGTCGCGATTTAATTTGAGGCCACCATGGGCAAGCGAAAGCGTGAACGGCAACAGGATGCTGTCGTTCAAAAGGCAAGTCTTGGCTCACCCCAGAACCCTTCGGACACCTTTGTCTCGCTCATGGGCGGCGCGCCGTCTGCGTCGGGCGCGCGGGTGTCGGATTCTTCGGCGATGCGCGTCTCGGCGGTCTACTCCTGCGTTCGGGTGATTGCTGAAGACGGGGCAAAGCTCAAGCCGCAGGTGTGGCGTCAAATGCCGGACGGGACGCGACAACCGGCGCGCGAGCATCCGCTTTACCGAATCCTGCGCGCACCGCACCGGCACATGACGCCAGTCAGCTTGCTGCTCGCCCTGTTCTCTGCCTGGGGCTTCCGAGGGAATGCTATCGCTGTCATTTTGAGGGACAGGTTCGGGAATCCCGAGGGCCTCTGGCCGATCCATCCCGGCTGCGTGACGATCTTCGAGGCGATGGATGGTCGCCTGTTCTACGCCATCAGCCGACGCACCACGCTGGAGAACGCCGTCCTTCGGGATGTGCCGATGATGGTTCCCGATTATGACGTGTTTCATGTCCGTGGAATGACCTTCGACGGCATCGTCGGTTTGTCGCCGTTGGCGCAGCTTCGTGAGTCCATCGGCATCGCCATCGCTGGCGAAGAGTTGTCGGCCAAGCTGATGGCGAATGGCGCTCAGCCGACTGGCGTCCTGAGGCACCCGAAGGTTCTCACCAAGGATGTGGCCGACCGGCTGAGTTCGAGTTGGAATGGCCGCCATGGCGGAACCAGCAACGCGGGCAAGACCGTGGTGCTGGAGGAGGGGATGGAGTTCGAGGCGCTCGGCATGACCTCGGTCGATGCGCAGTTTCTGGAGCAGCGGAAACTGACGATCGAAGAGATCGCCCGAGGCTTTCGCGTGCCGTTGCACATGATCGGCATGCTGGACCGCATGACGAACAACAATGTGGAGGCGCTGACCCGCGCATACTACGACCAGACGCTCATGCCGATGCTGGAGTCGTTCGAGGCGGAGTTCACGAGGGCCTTCAACCTGCCCGAGGAAATCTATGTCGAGTTCGATGTCCGCCGCCTGCTGCGCGCCGACTTCAAGACCCGCCAGGAAGGCAACCGGACGATGTTTCAGTCCGGCGCCCTGATGCCGAACGAGTGGCGCAGCGACGAGGGGTTGAACCCCACCCCGGCAGGCAACGTCTTCGCCCGCCCCCTGAACACCGCCTACGTGGACGACCAGGGCAACGTGGTCGCCATCACTCCGCCCGGCGGCAAGACGTCGGCGGACGCAGGCGCTGACCCGAACCCAGAGGAACCGAAATGAGCATTCAGCGCAAAGCTCACAGCGGCGGCGCCACCACCCTGGCTGAACTGCGGCAGGTCCGAGTCATCTGCTCGGCGTCGGAGGTGGATCGATCCGGCGACATGGTCGTTCAATCCGGCATCGATCTCGTGGCCTACCGGGCGAACCCGGTGGTGCTGTGGCAGCACGACACCGACCACCCGATTGCCCGCTGCATCGACATCGGGGTCAAGGACGGCAAGCTGACTGCTCTCGTCCAGTTCCCGCCCGAAGGCGATGACCCGCTGGCCGACCTGACCTACAACCGCGTGAAGAATGGAGTCGTGAACG